GAATCCTGAACCATCAACGAAAGAATACAACGTCTTTTTTATATAACTATCAATCTTTAACAAGCTCGCTTTATGCGGGCTTTTTCATTTTTGGAGGGGCTATGACTGCTCTGCATAAATCATTTGGCTCTTTCGAAATTAAGGCCGTAGATGAAGAAAAGCGAACATTCAAAGGAGTTGCAAGTACTCCAAACCAAGATCGAGTCAAGGACATTATGGTCCCCGAGGGCGCTGAATATCAAATTCCTATGCCATTACTTTTCCATCATGAAATGAAAAAACCAATTGGACAAGTATTAAGCGCCAAGGTCACAGAAGAGGGTATTGAAGTCGAAATCCAAATTCCTGAAATAAAGGAAGTTGGAACTCTGAAAGACCGTGTCGATGAAGCGTATCAGTCTTTGAAATACAACTTGGTGAAAGGTCTATCTGTTGGGTTCCTACCAGATTGGTCAGAGGCTGAATACTTAAAAAATGGCGGAATTCGATTCAATAAGTGGGAGTGGTACGAGCTAAGCCTTGTGACAATTCCATGCAACCGAGATAGCGGAACAGATTTTAAAAAAGCTTTTGAGGAACATAAAGCCGCGTTGGGCGAAAAACCTCAGACCGTTCCAGATGGCGCTTCATCTGAACAAAAACACGTAGTCGTAAAACTTGATAGCCCAACAAAGGGTGGAGTGATTCTATGAAAGAGTATTTAGCAAAATTACTCAAAGCATTAGCTGAAAAAAATACAGCGATGCAGGCAGCTTTATCAAAATCAGCACAAGCGGGTACAACACCTGATGAAGCTACTGAAGCCGAAATTCAAGCAATTGAAAAAGAAATTGCTGCGATTAAAGTGAATATTGAGCGCACTGAAAAGCAAATTGCTGAAATTGAAAAGGCGGCAAAAACAGCAACACCAGTAGCGGGTGAAACCCCAGGTCAAGCAGTAGCTTCAGCTGAAGGTAATCCAAATCCAAGCAATCCAGCGCCAAAAGTTGAAACTATTCCAACATTAGAAAAAGGTGTTGGGTATGCAATGGCAGTCAAAGCAACAGCTCTTGCTGGCAAATCGATTGCGAAAGGCATTCAGGCTGATGCACTTTCAATCTTGAAACATTGGGGCGCACCAAAAGAAGTGCAAGACATCATCATTGCCAAAGCGGCAGTGGGCACTACTACCGATGCTGATTTTGCAGCGGCATTAGTCAACCAACAGGTGTTAACAAACGAATTTATCGAGCTACTGCGTCCAAAAACACTAGTTGGTCGCCTCGTTGGGTTCCGTAAAGTGCCATTTAACGTGAAGATCCCATTACAAACGGGCGCTTCTACAGTTTCTTGGGTTGGTGAAGGTCAAAATAAACCTGCTACGAATCCAAAATTCAGCACTGTGACTTTAGGAAAACACAAAGTCGCAGGTATTGTGGTGATGACCGATGAATTGATTGCAGATTCAAGCCCATCTGCACCAGTCTTGGTTCGCGATGATTTACTTGCTTCTATGGCCCAGCATGCAGACACTGCATTCATTGACCCAACAAAAGATGCTGTTGATGGTGTTAGTCCTGCGTCAATCACAAATGGTTTGGTTGCTGACGATGCTTTTAATGCAGCAGGTACAACTGCTGCACAGTACGAAGCGGATTTTCTTAAAGCGATTAAACGTTTCCTTGGTGCAAACCTAACACTTGAAGGTGCTTATTGGCTGATGTCAGAAACTAAAGCAATCGAACTTGCTTTACTTCGTGATGCCTTGGGTGGTTCGTACTTTAAGGGTATGGAAATGGGTAGTGCAGCAAACTACCTACTAAATATCCGTGTTGAGACTTCTGAAAATGTAGGTAGTCAAATTGTCCTAATGAAGCCTAGTGAAATTTTACTGGCAGATGAAGGCGGTGTTGATATTGCTATGTCTAGCGAAGCAACGATTCAAATTGGGGTAGATACACAGGTACCGCCACAGCCGATCTTAGTGAACCTATTCCAACAAAACATGACAGCGGTACGTGCTGAGCAGTTTAAAACTTGGAAAAAAGCACGAAACCTAGGTGTGGTCCGCATTATCTATTCTTAATTTCAAAATTAAGATTGAAAAACAGCTCCTTCATTGGGGCTGTTTTTATATCTAAGCAACTGAAATTGTTTAGCTATAGGAACAGCTTATGAAAGTTAAATATTTAAAGGTTATGCACAACGCCAATATTGGGGATGTACTTGAAGTAACAGAATTCGAGGCGAACATTCTGATTAAAACAGGTGTTGCTGAACTATTTGAAGATATTGAGTATTTGCAAAATCTTAACTTCACGCCAGTCGTTGATGACTTTGGCTCATTGATTGTTTTGGGTGGAATGCTTGATTTGCCTCCAAAAGAGGCTGTTTCCACAAAACCAAAATCTGCACGCAAACCTAAAGCAAAATAAGGTAGAACCATGGGATTTTTTGACAGACTATTTCGTAAAAAATCGCTTTCGTCTGTCAACTCAGGCGGTGGATGGACTTCATTATTCGGAGGCGGGTTTCATGCGAATTTCCAAAATGATGTGAATTACAGTAAAGAGGATTTGGCAGCGCATCCTGCAGTCTTTTCATGCATAAGCCTTATTTCTCAAGACATTGGAAAAATGGGGATCCTGTTAAAGCAGAAGCAAGGAAACATCCTTGTAGATGTTGAGATTCCAGAAGATCTTGTTGTTTTAAGGAAACCAAACCACTACCAAAACTGGCAACAGTTTTTAGAATTCTGGATGGTGTGCCGAAAACTGCGCGGCAATGTCTACGCATTCAAGGTAAGAGATGTATTTGGCCAAGTAGTTCGATTGGTGATTTTAAATCCTGATCAAACAAAACCTTTGATTAGTGAAGACGGCAAAGTTTTTTATCAACTCGGCATAGACAAGCTTAATGGCACCAGTTCGGTGATCGTGCCAGCATCGGAAATTATCCATGATCGTGAAAACTGCTTATTCCACCCACTTGTGGGAATTCCTGCAATTACTGCATATGGTTTGGCGTCAGGGCTCGGTTTAAATATTCTGAAAAACTCAAAAATGTCATTTGGCAATATGAGCAGGCCAAGTGGAATTTTAACTGCACCTGGTGCAATTTCAGAAGAAAAGGCGAAAGTAATTGGTGCAGCTTGGAATGCAAACTATTCTGGCCAGAATATTGGCAAAACAGCAGTACTCGGTGATGATTTAAAATATCAACCAATCACGATGACCGCCTCAGATACCCAGACGATTGAACAGCTCAAAATGTCGAATGAAATCATTTGTTCAGTATTGCATGTTCCTGCTTTTAAAGTTGGTTATGGAGCTATCCCTGCTGGACAAAAGGTAGGTGATTTAAACGAAATCTATTTTTCTGACTGCTTACAAAGTCCAGTCGAGGCTTTTGAAAACCTGCTTGATGATGGTCTTGATTTAAAAGCGCGTGGTCTTGAGATGTTTTTGAATGTTGATTCACTTATCCGCATGGATAAAGAGACTCAGATGGGCATTCAAGAACGAGGTGTGAAGGCATCAATCTTCACGCCAAATGAAGCAAGGCAAGCCTTTAATCTGCCTAAATTAGCTGGTGGCGACACGGTTTACATGCAGCAGCAAAACTTCTCGTTGGATGCATTATCAAAACGTGATGCCAAAGAGGATCCTTTTAATACCAATTCAGGGGCTAAAACTGACTCGAATCAGCCTAAAAATGATGAAAATACAGGGCCAAAAATGCTCTATCAAGGTGTTTTTAAGCCTGAAAATCAGTATGAAAAAGGTTGTTTTGTTACCCACAAAGGCTCTTTATGGCACTGTGAAAAAGATCATTCTGGCGAGTTTAGCCATGAAAAATTCAAATTAGCGCAGAAAAAATGGGAGGATGCATGAGTATTGTGAATTTAGAAACTGCAAAACTTCATTTGCGCTATGATGATAACGACAATGATACGGTCATTCAGGGGTTTTTAGATGCTGCTGATTCTGTAGTCTTGAATTACATCACGGATGAGTTTGCTGTGAATGAATATCCAAAGGCAATTCATCAGGCCATTTTGTTATTGGTTGGGCATTGGGACCAATATCGAAATGCCGAGCAGGAAATGCCTGTGAACGGAAACTTCTTGCCGATGCCTGTGCAAGCATTGTTATTTCCATATCGCAAGCCAACAGCAATATAGGTGAGGATATGGGAATTTCAGCAGGCGAACTCTGCCATCGCGTCACGATCCAAAATAAAACTACCACCTATGATGAACATAACTACGAAACCGAAACGTGGGCTGAGTTCAAAAAGCTTTGGGCAAAGATTGAGTTTTTATCAGTTAAAGACTCAATCAATGCCAAGGCTTCGGGTTCACAAACCACCGCACGCCTAAAACTACGTAAACGTAGTGACATCACCACAGAAATGCGTGTGCTTTGGGATGGATACACCTTACAGATTGTTTCGCCGCCTAAGCCTGACAATGAGAACGGTAAGATCTACATGACGTTGGAGCTTGCAGTATTGGAGTAGGCCATGGTTGTTGAGGTTGAAATAACGGGGATGGATGAAATTGAGCGAAAGCTCAGAGCCTTGGCTAATCCACGTTTAGCAAA